AAAGATAGAACCATCCAAATGTCTTTTTTGGTTAACCGGTGGTCATTCGGAATGGAAAAATTTGGAAAATTATAACAAACCATGGAATTCTTATTATTTAGATTTTCAGGAGGAATTTGGATTTTTAATAATTACAATATTAAAGAAATCTAAAACATTGGGGGATTTAAGATATTATTTTAGTAGACATTTAAGTTTGCCAATATTATATGAATTTGCATTGAATAAGAACATGATATAATAAAAAACTCACCAAATGGTGAGTTTTTTATTTTAATATATAAAACATGGAAAGTAAAGTATGTAGTAATCCGTGGTGCAAGGGAATATTTAACTATTCGATTAGTGAGAATGGTGATATTCCAGAAGTTTGTCCAAAATGTCAATCATTTGATACTGAATTGAGTGGTGGTGTTACTTGGAAGGAAAAACAATATGAAGGATCTAGATGGGATGGACCCCATCAAATGTCTTATAAAATAAAAAAATATTTCTAATGGTAGCTCATTTTTTTGACTTGGATACAATTTTAAGAGTTGATAATAAAGTTTGGATCATAGACGTTAAAAGTCCTAAGATTCCAATTTATAAATTAGATCAATCTGATTATAACCTTATAAAAAAGGGTGTTTGGAAAGATCGTGGTGAACGATTTAATTTTAATGGTGATAATCATTGGTTGCCTGAGAATATTGCAAATGATCTAAAAATAAAATGTAAAAATCTTAAAATTGATACTTTCAATTTAACATTTTCTATGCAAGAGTTTTTTAATTCTGAGATTATTGGTGATGTTGATTATGATATAAATTTAGATTTATTACTACCTATAAAAAATACAACAGATCATATTTATTTGATATGTTCTAAAAATAATAAAAAGAATTATGAATTAATTTTAAAAAAATTAAAAGACAAATTCTTGGAAATGGGTTTAGATATAAAAGATATTTATTATTTATCTGAAACATTTTTTAATAGAAAGAATGACAAGATAATATTTAATAAAGTAAAACTTTTATTACAATTTTTAATTGGGTTAAAAAGTGATTCTGATAAGTTTATTGATAGTGAAATAACTAAATATGATATTGTTAATTATTATGATGATGATTTGGAGAATATTAACATAAATCCGAATGACTTTCTAAAGTATTTATATGATAATAGTGATATTGTTTTAAAGGATAAAATTAGTAATGTCGTTAAATCGTATGATAATATTCTAAATATTAATTATGTTAGTCCTAATAAGATGAAGAGAATACAAACTAAAAAGAATATTTTATCTTTAAGTAAAATAATAAAAACATTTGAAAGTTTTAAAAAAAATAACCACTAATAAGTGGTTATTTTTTTTTATCTTCTTTATTTAACATTGCTTGTTTTATCAAATCATTCAATTTTTTATTGTCTGTTATAGTTCCATCATCCTCTTTATCCTCTTTCACTTCAACATTTTCTGATTTAGAAATTTCATTATTTTCAATATCATCATATCCTAAATCCTTTCTTAGTGTTTTATAAAATTTTTCCAATTCTGTTCTTTGACCACTTAAAAATTTAGCATTTTCTCTAATTTGTCCGATTGTTTGATTTACAACCTCATGCATTCTAGCCGAATTATCACCATTGTCAACTTGTCTTAGTTGATTTAAGAAGTTTTTTCTAGTCATTTTAGCAAGGAATAATCCTTCAGCATAAACCATTGCATCTTCTTTCATCTTGTTTGATATATAAGAATGGTCTTTTAATTTTGGAACATCACCTAAGTAAAGGTCTACCAGAGATTCCAATACACCAGTAGATTGTTCGTTTACACTATCTAAATCTGATTCGTAGTCATATATTGCGATTTCACCTAAGTCTGGTAAGTCTTCAGGTTTTGCTAAATGCATAGATAAATCAAAATTCATTGATTCTGATTGTATCTGTTCAAATTCATCTTTTATTCTATTTTTTTCTTTATCTGATTTCGACATCTTTTATTTCTATTTTTTCTTTATTTAAAAAATCTTTAATAATTTTATCTATTAATTTTGATTTATTTATATAATTATCATTGCAGTATAATTCAAACTCGTTATAAGTCTCTATATCCACCGAAAATCCAACTTTAACTTTTTTTATTCCTCTTTTCATAGTGTATATATTATTTCTAAAAATTGTACTTTTTCTACTTTTTGATTTAAATATATACATTATATGAGTAAGATAAAAAGTGATGATGATAGACAGATAGTATTTACTACTAAGCTTGTTAATGAGTCTGTTGATAAAATAAACGATGGTATTCTATTAAAAAGATATGAAAATCCATGGTTAAAGGGTGAGATTGGTATAAGAAGAAGTGGTGTTATTTTTAAAATGACTGCTGAAGAGCAACAAGAATATATTAGATGTGCTCTTGATATACATTATTTTACTGAGAAATATTGTAAAACTAAACGGGAAGATGGTAGTGTTGGTTCTATAAAATTAAGAGATTATCAAGAAGAAATATTAGATAATTTTGTCCAAAATAGATTTAACATACTAATGGCTGCCAGGCAGTGTGGTAAAACAATTTCATCATCTATATTTATATTACATTTCTTACTCTTTAATAATGATAAGAATGCGATGCTTATTGCGAATAAAGGTGATACTGTTGTTGAGGTTGTTGATAAGATAAAGTCTATATATGCTTTGCTACCATTCTTTTTAAAACCAGGTGTTAAAGTTTGGAATCAAAAGTCTATAACATTTGATAATGGTTGTAGAATTAAAACATCTGCTAGAACAAAAACACCAGCAGTTGGTTTTACCATAGATCTTCTTTATTTAGATGAGTTTGCTCACATTCCGTCTAATATTATTGAAAGTTTTTATACCGCGGCTTTTCCGACTGTATCGGCTGTTCAAAATTCAAAAATTATTATCACATCTACTCCAAATGGTATGAATTTGTTTCATAGACTATTAACAGATGCTGAGAGACCAGATGGTGATCCACAGAAGAATAACTATAAACCTATGAGAGTTTATTGGTATCAAGTTCCTGGTAGATTTGTTACATATATTAGATTGAATAATCATAAAATGTATGAACATGGTATCAAATCTAGTGATATATTATCATTAGTTAAAAATGATTGGGGTGATTTAGCTAAAGTTGAAATGTCTTTTGATTTAGATCAACAAAAAGATGTTATACATGTTTTTAATAATGATAGATGTTCATCTGATGATATAAAAAGTATTCAGTTTGAGGATAAAAATGAAAACTGGAATTCAATTTTATCTATATCTGAAGTAACTACTTGGAAAGATGAGGCTGTTAAAGATATTGGTGGTGAGGATGCATTTAATCAAGAATATGGTTTGAGATTTATTAATGGTAGTAGATCTTTATTATCAGAAGAGATAATAGATGATATTTTAAAGTCTAAAAAGAATTACGTATATGAGGAGTTGGATGAGTTTAAGAAATTGAGGTTTAATTATAGTGATCTTAAATGGGTTGATTGTGATGATATATATTTACCAATTAATAGAAAAGATTATAAGATTGTCATATCGGTCGATATATCGGAGGGATTGGGTCAAGATTATTCCATTATTAATATTTTTAAAGTTTCAAAAAAAGAAACAGATTTAATTGAATCTCAAAGATTTAAATATAAATCTATAGTTGACTTTTTTAGATTGGAGCAAATTGGAATTTATAGAAATAATTTTATATCTGTTAAACAATTATCCGAATTATTGTATTTAATTGCATTTGAATATTTTAATCCAGAAAATGTTAAGATTGTTTTAGAGTTGAATAATTATGGTAATACACTTTTAGCTGAGATGCCACATGTTTTTGATGGTAATAATCAATACGGATCATCCATCTTTGTTAGATACAAACACAGAGTTGATTCGAATGAGGAAAAAGTTGGTTTAAAAGTTGGTGATAATAAAAATATGATGGTTAAAGATTATCAAGATTTAATGCAAACGGGTGGTATATTTGTTACAAATGAGGATAATATTAGAGAAATAACTACATTTGTTAAACACGTAACTTCATCTGGGAATATAAGATATGCTGCAGATGGTAATAGTAATGATGATACAGTTATGACGTTGGTTAATATGACTACAATTTTCAGTAAGTCAGAGTTTAAGGAATTTGTTGAGGATTTTGGAAATTCTGATAAATCATTTATGGAATACATAAATAAATGTATGAATGAATCTGACTTTGTTGAAAGTTTGGACTATGGTCAGGTTTTGAGAGCGAGAAAACAATTTATTAATAGAGCAAAAACAAGTTATAATAGTAATATTAATTGGTTTGGTCAAAATAAATAACCACTCAAATTGAGTGGTTATTTTAATTAGCTTCCATTGTTACTGAAAGACCAGCATTTTGTAATTTTTCTTTCATTTCTGAAATAGTATCGTAGTCTCCATATTTAACATCACAAACACCATTGTGATGTACAATAAATGCACATTGGTTTGCTTGTTCGTGTTCATGTTTACAAATTTTCATCAAACAGGTAATTACCCAGGAAAAACTATTAAAATCATCATTATGTAAATCCAATCTATATGGTTTGGAAAGTATCTCTTCTACTTGAGATTCTACTTGTTCTTTTGTTTTTGCCATAGCTTTTTATTTTTATATATTTATTATATACTTTTCGGTTAGAATGTTTTTTCTGTTTTATTTACAACATCAATAATAGTTATTTTTATATTTTGATTTTTAGCCCATTTTTCAAACTCTAACAGGTGTTCTTCTCGATCATCGAGCATTATAAATTCTTCAACACCAAGAAATTGTATTTTTTGTTCAAAAAGTTTTGTCTTAAATTTTAAAGTATCTCCTCCCCAATTTAAGTGAACTTCATCAAACTCAATATTATTCTCTTCTAATATTTTATTTACATTATCACTCATGCCTTCAACTTTTTTAAGTCGACCGGTTGCTAAAATTATATAATTTTCACTATTTTCATCATTATACTTTAAAAAATGATTATACACCCAATCGTTTTTTGGTATTTCAAATATTTCTAAATCCAAAGTTTCTGTTTTTCCCCACCAACCTTTATGTGGCCAAACTTTTCCAGTTTTTTCTAAAAAAATATCTTTTCCAAATTCTGGTTCGGGTGTGAAGAATAGAGTTTTGTCAAAATCGAATGATATTAATTTTTTGTATTTCATATAGCAAAGATAATATATTTTTATATATAAAAAAAATAATTAATGTTTATGCTGTTTAATAAATTAAATACATTTTTGATAGGAACTATATTGGTTATGTCTCTTATTATTTTCTTTTTATTCAAATTATATAAAACTGAGAGAGAAGATAGAGTTAGATATAATAATAATATGATTTCTCTAATAGAGAGTAAAAATAGACAACAGATTCTAACAGTGAATGAGTTGAAGAGATTATATCCAAAATATGACTCAATTGCTAAAGAACTTAAAATAAAAACAAAGTTTATAACAAATGTTATTGAAACTAGATATGATTTTAAGGATACTCTCATAACTAGCACTATTATTAAAAAAGATAGTTTAAGTGAAAAATCATATTTTAATTTAAAAGAAAAGTGTTATAATTTAAGTGGTTATATAAAATCTGATTCTATTTCTTTTACTAAAAAAGAGTTCAATGATAAATTGACTACTTTTTTATATAAAGACTGGGAGAAGAAATACTTATGGGGATTGATAAAACTAAGACCTTATTATAATATTAAGGTTTGGAGTGAATGTATGAAAGATACAATTGGTGTTGAAAATAACATAAAAATAAAAGAGTAATATTGAAAAAAAATGATATTTTTTTATTAATATATACTCTATAAAAAATTAAAATAAATATGAAATACGTTAGAACATTTGAATCATATAAGAGTTTAAAAGTTGAATTATCAAAAGTTAATGAAAGGGCTCTTATTGATGCAGTAAAAGAATCTGTTTTACAAGTAGGT